AGCTAACAGCGGTAACACTGATGCTGCAAACAACTATCTAGGCCAGTACATCCAGCGTATCCAAACGCAACAAGAGGCACGGAAACGGGCTGAACAGCCACAGCCGCCTCAACCACAACCAGAGCCGCCGCAGCCACAACCACAGCCGCCGCAGCCACAACCAGAGCCTCAACCAGAACCAGAACCAGAGCCTCAACCAGAACGTAAGTTTACGTTGGATAAAATAAAGACCGACTTCGGTACTGCCTATGCTGTATCAGACGGGGTAAACACATTATACACAATGCGCTCCGAAGGAATGACTGGTGGTTTTGCTTGGTATCAGGTTGATGAGCGAGGGTTCCAGCCAGAAACTTCTGGGGGAGTACCAAACCAACCGATTGGCGACACCAGAGGCGAAGCAATAAACGCTCTCGAAAAGATGATTTCTGAGATGCCTTTCGACAAGCCTCAACCAGACCTAGATAAGATTGCCCCAATCGTTAGTTACGTTGTACCTAACTTCCGTATTCCTGATAAAGATGTGTCACTTCAAGACTTAACCGACCAGCTTAAAGAGGCAACGGATGATCAAAGAAACGTAGATCATTGGGGCAGAGCAAATAGGAACATGGCTGGTCAAGCAAATCTAGGCGGTGCGTTTACCCCAGAGGCAGTTGCTTTGATCGCCGCCGTTAAACCAGAGATAGATGCCATTTGTGATCGTTTCGGTGTACCACGCATTAGAGGTATGAAATCTATAAGATCAAATGCAAGTACCGTTGCTAGAATGGGTGGCGGTATCATGTCTTTCAACCCAAGGTACTTTAACGATTGGGCTGCCCTCGGTAATAGAGCCAGTCTGGATGGTAACACAGTGCAGGGTGGTCCAACAGTTGACTATGATCCAAACGTGACTTTCGCTGATAGGCCATACAACAACTTTATGTACTACGGCACTGGCATAGATAGAGTCAGGCAGGTCATGTACCACGAAATAGGCCACCACATTCACCAAATGGCCTTTCCAGACAAAACATCTATTCTTGTAGATTCAAAAGGGAACAGTTTAGCTTATCTCAGCGATACCGAGATTGAGGTGTGGTTAGAAAATAACAAACGCGACTTCTTAAACATAAATAAAAAAGACGCATTACCATCAAGATACGCTGCTTATAACGAGAAAGAATGGTGGTGTGAAAACTTCTCTGAATACTTTATGGGACACAAAGAGAGGTCTGTACCTCAGTTCATATCTTTGATAGAATCCATACTCTTAAAAGGAGACCTAAGTGATGCCTAGTGCCGCTTTTGAAAAAGCTGAATCAATACTAATGGAAAAGGGCGTAGACCTTACCAAAAGTGATGTAAAAAAGATTGATCAGCTTGCTAAAGACTTTGTTGGTGGTGAAAGGGAAGGCGGCATGGCTGCAATCTATGGAACCATCGAGCATCTCCAAGAAGACCCAAGGTCAAAGCTGTTTGACAATGGGAGCACCTAAGAACCCACGCCTCAAATCGCCTTCTAAAGTAGGCCAAGGTTCCCATCCCCAGAAGGCACCCAAAAACAACTATTTCTCGACACTTATGCAGACCCCAGAGGGTCGAGAGCTAAGACGACAGTGGTCGCTGAAGAAGCGAAAGAACGCTGGTCGTCCTAAAGGTACGCCTGATGGTCTTCGGAAAGAGCAAGCCGACACCATGAGGGCTGAGATTAAAAAGGAAGCAGTAAAGGTAGTAGAGATTATGTCAGAGAAGTTCGGAGTAGAAGACGAGTACGCAAAGGAAGCTCTAGGCACAGCCGTAGAGGTCATGCGTATGCAAGGCGAAACCCGTGAGCGTCTGTCAGCCGCAAGGTTGATCTTAGACTTCACCAAGCAGAAGCCAGTAGCAAAGTCAGAGGTAGCTGTAGCAAAAGCAGAAGACTTCTTAGCCTCACTTCTGACAGAAGAAGACGATGGACCCAAAGCTAGTAGCGGTTCGTAAGCGTCTACTATCTGAGTTTCCTTTTTACGCGAGTTCTGCGCTATCCATCAGGACAAAAGCTGGCGAGATTGCTCCTCTTAAACTCAACCCAGCGCAGCAAATCCTAGATGAAGCTGTAACCAAACAACTTAAATCTGAAGGTAAGATCAGGATCATCATCCTGAAAGCGAGGCAGCAAGGTCTTAGCACCTACACGGGCGGCTACCTCTATTACTCAGTGTCACAACAGAAAGCCCGAAAAGCGTTAGTTATTACGCACCATGCCGACAGTACGAGGGCTTTGTTCGATATGACAAAGCGTTACCATGAACACTGTCCCCCGATACTGAAACCTCACACTAAATACAGTAGTAGAAGGGAATTATCCTTTGATGTACTTGATTCCAGTTATGTCGTTGCAACAGCAGGTGGAGACTCAGTTGGTAGAGGAGAAACGCTTACTCACGTTCATGCCTCGGAACTTGCGTTCTGGCCTAAGTCAAATGCTCAAGACATCTGGAATGGTCTCACACAGGCTGTCCCGAATACTGCTGGAACTGCTATATTTATCGAGAGCACGGCAAACGGTGTAACAGGCACCTATTATGATCTTTGGAAAGGCGCAGTAGAAGGGACAAACGGCTACGTCCCTGTGTTTATACCTTGGTATGTTGATCCAACATATGTAGAGGATGTTCCAAAGAACTTTAAGCGAACCCCAGAAGAACGGGAGATGGTCAAGAAGTATAAGCTAACAAATGGACAGCTTATGTTTCGTAGACGCAAAGTCGCTCAAAACGGGATCGACCTGTGGAACCAAGAGTATCCAGCAGAGCCAGAGATGGCTTTCCTAACCACGGGTCGTCCTGTGTTTAATCCAGAACAGCTCCAACAGTGTCTCAAAGACGCTAACGATGTCGAAGACAGACTAGCCCTCGAAGGTGATGGGTTTGTCCCTAACATCAGAGGTGAGCTGACTACTTATCGAAAGCATGACGCAGGGGAGACAGGCTATGTCTTGGGGGCAGACGTTGCAATGGGTGTCCGTAATGGAGACTGGTCGGTTGCACAAATCCTCGACTCTAAGAAAAGGCAAGTTGCAACGTGGAGAGGACAAGTTCACCCCGATTACTTCGCAGAGGTACTCAAAGCCCTCGGTGAGTTCTACAACGAAGCGTTCATCATAGTAGAAAACAACAGTCACGGTATCCTGACTTGCACAAGGCTAGGAAAAGACTTTGCCTATCCTAACTTTTACACAGAAGTGCAGGTAGACAAGCTCACAGACAGAGAGACTGTCAAGCTAGGCTTCACAACAACCTCAAAGACTAAACCTCTGATCATAGATCAGCTTCGGGCTGCACTGCGCGAGGATGAGCTTGAGCTGAACGACAAGACAACCATAAGAGAGCTTATGACCTACATCGTTACTGAGAACGGTGCGATGGAAGCTGAACCCTCTTGCTTCGATGACTGTGTAATGGCCTTGGCCTTGGCAAACCACGTTCATGAAGGAGCTTGGGAACCTGTGGAGATACCTAATGAACTTTACTTGGAAATGGTATAGCAAATGGCAAAAGTAGAAGAATACGAAAAGCTAGAAGATGATGATATTGTCACCATTCTGGACACTGAGATACGACAGTCCATTGGTGCTAATGACAGCGATCTAGCGAGAGAGCGGAAGAAAGTTACTGACTACTATAACGCTACTCTACCAAAGCCAGCTCATGATGGTAACTCTAAGTATGTCTCTCAGGATGTCTATGACACTGTGGAGTCTATGAAGGCTGCGCTGCTAGAAACATTCTCAAGCGGCAATAAGATCGTGAAGTTCGCACCGCAAGGACCAGAGGACGTACAGCTTGCAGCAGTATGTTCTGCCTACACTGATTACGTCCTGTTTAGGCAAAACGATGGCTTTGGCCTGTTTAGGTCAGTGATCCACGATGGTCTAGTTGCAAGAGCTGGTATAGCCAAAGTCTTCTGGCAAGAGAGCACCGAAGACGACCTGTCGGAGTTCGAGGGCTTGACCCAAAGCGAACTGGACATGGTTCTAGCTGAAGATGATGTCGAGCTTGTCGATAGTACAGAAGATGAGAACGGTCTACTCAACGGCGTAGTGTCTACACCAAAGGACACTAGCCAAGTCGTTGTAGAAGCCATCCCACCAGAAGAGTTCCTGATCGAAAGCCAAGCTGTAAGCCTAGAGAAAGCTAACTTCATGGCTCACAGGACACGCAAGACGCTCTCAGAGCTTCGAGAGATGGGCTTTAGCGAGGAAAAGCTAGATCGCATAGGCAGCTCACACGAAGATGTGGAGCTAGAAACTGATGAAGAAATACTAGCTCGGTTCGAGGACATTGGTGCAGATAGAGGCGGCACATCAAGCAAAGGCTACCAAGATCAAGTCCGTACCATCATGGTTTATGAGGCTTACATTAACCTCGACATCGAAGGCACAGGTATCGCCAAGCTGCACCGCATCCTAAAGGCTGGCGCAGTGATCCTAGAGATCGAGGAAGCACCACGCATACCTTTTGTGTGCTTCACGCCATTGCCTATTCCCCATGCTTTCTATGGCAGTAACTTTGCTGAAAAGCTGGTAGCTACACAGAACGCTAGGACTATCTTAACACGGTCAATCCTCGATCACTCGATGATCACTAACAACCCACGTTATATGGTTGTCAAAGGTGGCCTGACTAACCCGCGTGAGCTTATCGACAACCGTGTAGGCGGTATTGTCAATGTGAGTAGGGTCGATGCTATCAGCCCAATGCCTCAAGCATCACTGAACCCGTTTGTATTCCAGACACTACAGCTTCTCGATGAGGACAAGGAAGACAACTCAGGTGTCAGTAGACTTAGCCAAGGGTTGAACAAAGATGCCATCTCGCACCAGAACAGTGCCGCGATGGTTGAGCAGCTTGCCACCATGTCGCAGCAGCGGCAGAAGATAATCGCACGGAACTTCGCTAATCAGTTTGTGAAGCCTTTGTTCCACATGATCTACATGCTTGTGGTCGAGAATGAAGAACAACAGAAGATCGTAGACTTGTCTGGCGAGTATGTGCAGGTGAACCCATCTGTATGGGACAGCAAGCGCGATGTTATGGTGCAGCTCCACCTCGGATATGGTGAGCAAGAAGCAGAGAGCCAGAAGCATTTAGCTATGCACCAGATGTTCTCACAAGACCCGATCCTACAGCCTATGTACCAGCAGCAGAACGCTTACGCTTTGGTGAAGGACGTTATGGAGAAGGCAGGTATCTTGAATGTCAGTGACTACCTGACACCACCAGATCAGTTACCGCCACCACAGCCTGACCCTGCTGCTGAAATGCAGATGCAGATGGCACAGAAACAACTTGAACTATCAGAGCGTCAGACTGCTGTAGCCGAAGCAAAGGCACAGGTAGACGCACAGGTAGCTCAGATGAAGATGCAGCTTGAGCAAATGAAAGCTGAAGCTGAACACGCTCTGAAGAGCGACAACCAAGACCTCAAAGAACAGCAGTTCAAGTTCAAGCAGTTCATTGACAGCAATGAGCTAGAGATACTTCGCACTGCCGAAGACTTGAGGGGCATAGCATCCCCAACGGGATAAGGAGAGCCAAGTGAATGAAGAAGAGCAAATGATAGTAAAGGGAGAGGCTGCTGAAGTGCTACTAGGCACTGAGGCTTTCACGAACACTATCGACCAGATGGTTCAAGGCACGTTTCAGACTTTTGTAAACTCTAAGCCAGAGCAGACAGAAGGCAGGGAACGTGCTTACAGCCACTACAGAGCCTTAGTAGATATCGTTTCGACCTTGCGAGAGCAAGTATCAGTAAAAGACGAAATCATCACTAAGAACGCAGAACGCAACAACAGCAAAGAGGTTGAATAAGCACCATGTCAAACGTGCAAGAAAGCAACAACTTGAATGAGGGATTTCCCCTCGACCCCGAAGAAGCCATCCTAGCTAAGTGGGAGGACGCTGAAGAGCCATCCGAAGATGAAGCAGAGGCACCTCAAGATGATCCAGAAGAGACCACGGACATTGTTGAGGAAGAAGAGATTACCGAAACTGACGAACCTGATGAGGAAGAAGAAGACCCTGATGAGGATGAAACCGATGATGACAATACTGAAGAAGATGAGTCAGATGACGAAGATGCGGTTGAAGAAGCTGCCCTGTCTGATGACACTGAGATCGAGGTTGTCGTTTCAGGTGAAACCCAGAAGGTATCTTTGGCTGATCTTAAACGGCTTGCAGGACAAGAGGCTAGTCTTACTCAAAAGTCTCAGCTCGTTGCTTCCCAGCGCAAAGACGCTGATGCAGCTATCGAAAAGAACCATCTCGTTTTCCAAAAGATGCTGGAAAAAGCTCAAGAACGCTACAAGCCTTATGGTGAAGTGGATATGCTTGTTGCCAGTAAAACTATGGAAACAGAAGACTTCGCACAACTCAGAAAAGAAGCCCAAGACGCCTTCAACGACTTGAAGTTTCTTAATGAGGAAGCAGATGCTTTTTACAAAGACATCAAAGAACAGCAACAGACCACACAGAAGCAAGCAGCTCAAGAGTGTGTATCTACGCTGAAAGAGAAGTTACCCGATTGGGATAACAAACTCTATGATGACATAAGAAGCTATGCAGTTACCCAAGGATTACCAGCAGCCGATGTTGACCAGTATGTTGATCCAAACGTGATCATATTGCTTAACAAAGCTCGTCTATATGACGAAGGCAAGAAGGTAGCTTTGGTTAAGAAGAAAAGTGCAGCCACCAAGAAGGTGCTACGAAGCAAACGTACACCAGACAATAAGACTAGCTCGAAGGCGAAAGCTGAGAAGGCTAGGAAAAACATGGTCGCAAACGGTGGTAGGGACTTGGACGATATTGCAGCAGCAATCTTAGGTAACTGGGAGACATAAAAACAAAACTTAGCCAAATAAGAAGGGAAAACCCCCAAGATGGCAATCTACAAGACCTACGAACAGATCGGACTCGCTGAGGACGTATCTAACATCATTAGTGATATCACACCAACCGATACACCAATGTACTCAATGATCAAAACTGAGAAGGTTCATGCGCGACAGTATAGCTACATGACTGACTCACTTGCTGCTGCCGCATCAAACGCACAGCTTGAGGGATTCACTGCATCAGCAGGTACAGCAATCCCAACAACAATGATCAACGGTAACACCCAAATCCTACAGAAGACTTTCCAAGTATCAGCCACCGCTGATGCTGTAAAAGCCTACGGTAGAGCTAAAGAAACTGCATATCAGTTATCTAAAGCCCTAAAAGAGATCAAGAAAGACGTTGAATTTGCCTTTGTTGGTGCCTCTAACGCTACTGTAGCTGGTAACGCTACAACAGCCCGTGAGATGGATTCAGCCGATCAGTTGATTGGTTCAGGTAACACAACCGCTGGCGGTTCATCAGCACTTACAGAAGCTATGATTGTAGCTACTGGTCAGGCTGTTTACAACAACGGTGGTGACGCAACCATTCTTATGGTCAAACCTGCTGACTCACTTATCATTGCTGGTTTCACAGGTGCCGCCGGTCGTACCCGCGAGTTCAATGATGGTAACAAGACCCTCACAAATGCTGTCAACCTCTACGTCAGCCCATTTGGTGAGTACAAAGTGACTCTAAACCGCCACCAGATGACTACTCATGCTTTCTTGCTTGATCCGTCAATGTGGCGCACAGCATCACTTCGTCCTTTTGCGCGTACATTACTCGCAAAGACAGGCGACTCAGACACCCATATGGTTGTCGGGGAACTCGGCCTCATGCACAAGAATCCACTAGGATCAGGACAGATTAACGCCCTGACTTAATGGAGTGAGATAGGAGTGAGGGGATCACAGTGGATTCTGCTCTCCTTACCACTGCCCCTCACGCCTTACACCAAGCCCTCAGAGGAAACTCTGGGGGCTTTTTCTATTTAAGGAGTTCTTATGAGCAAGATTGATTTAGTTGGAGTCCAAAACGACTTCAGTGAAGAGGCTGGCAACCTCGTTAGAACAGACAGCCAACAGATTAGCCAAGGCTTTCTTGACGACCTCAAGGACAAACGAAACCACAGTACGAACCAGCTCGAAGGTGACTTCCAGCATGTAGCTTCGATACCTGTCATCTTTGTCGAGAAGTGGAAGAAGGAAGGTTTTGACATCATGGATGGCTCAGTGCCTTTCAAAGAAATCATCAAGAAGCTGAAAGCAGAAAACCTAGACGGCTTCATGGCAACAGAAAAGAGTATCTGATGGCTTACAGTGGACCTAAGAAGTTTAGCAAGAAAGTCGGCAACAAGACCGTTAGGTATGGTGCCAAAGGGTACAAAGTTAAGTCAGGTACATCTGCTGGTGACAACTACTGCACACGTTCAAACGGTCAAATGAAGAAACACCCAAAAGCAGCCAAGAACCCTAACTCACCATTGAGACTGTCTCGCGCTAAGTGGAAGTGTGTAGGCAACAAAAGCACAAGGAGCAAAACATGACACCGTGCAAAACATGCCCTCATAAGATGAAGTGCCGCAAGGCAGGAAAGTGCCTTGGTAAACACAATAAGACAGTTCGGAAGGGGTATTGATCATGTCACTATATAGAAACATACATGCAAAACGTAGACGTATTGCCGCTGGTTCTGGTGAGAAGATGGCAAAGGTTGGCGATAAGAACCGCCCCACCAATGCTGCTTTTAAGAAGGCGGCAAAGACTGCAAAGAAACCTAAAACACGAAGGGCATAAGCCATGAACTATGGGCAAATCAAAAGCCACTTTAACGATGTGCTAAATCGCGGAGATATAACTACCGCTTTGACAGCTCAGTTCATTGACAGTGGCATCTCGCGCATCCAGAGATCATTACGGACACCGATGCAAGAGAAGATACTCACTGTAAACATATCTGGTGTTACTCCATCTCTGACATTCCCTGCTGACTTCCTAGAGATAATTAGCCTTTACTACGAACAGTACGAGCTACAAAGAGTTCCAATGAAGAAGTTTCGGGAATTGAACCATAGTAATGTCACTGGTAGCCCAACCCACTTTACACGCGAAGGCTCAAAGTTACTTCTGTTTCCAAAACCCGCCACAGGCAGCTTGGTGTTTTATTATTATGCTGAGATGCCAGCCCTTGTGAATGACGCAGACGAAACAGCCCTAACGCAAGTGGCTAGTAATCTGATCACTTACTCAGCTCTTACATTTGCTTCTGACTTCTATCTTGATGAGCGTGGAGCTTTGTTTGAGTCCAAGTTCAACCAGCTAATGCTCGAACATCAAGAAATGGCAAACGATCAAGAAATGAATGGCGGTACGCAGTCAATACAACCTGCTTATAGTTACCAAGATATCTAGGACAAGGGAAATCATTAGATGGCAAATACCAGTTTCTACGGACTGACAGGCACGACTGCTGAAGTCCAAAATACGATACAGGCATCCGTTGATGCAGCAGCTACGTCTGCCACTAATAGCGCAACTTCGGAGACCAACAGTGCAGCTTCGGAAGCAGCCGCACTCACAAGTAAAAACGCCGCAGCAGCATCGGCTGTCGCAGCCGCATCAAGTGCAGCGTCAGTCACAGGCGCATCAGCGTCTTCTTTGCAGAAAACCGGCGGCGCAATGACAGGAGCCATCACAACTAACTCAACCTTTGATGGTCGTGATGTGGCAACTGATGGTGCGAAATTGGATGGCATCGAGAGTGGAGCTACGGCTGATCAGACTAATGCTGAAATCAGGGCAGCAATCGAAGCGGCTACAGACAGCAATGTCTTTACTGATGCAGACCACACTAAACTCAACGGTATTGAAGCTTCGGCCACTGCTGACCAGACAGCCGCAGAAATAAAAACAAGTTACGAAAGTAACTCAGATACAAATGCCTTTACTGACGCACTACAGTCTAAGTTAAATGCTGTTGAGGCTTCAGCAGATGTCACAGACGCTGGTAACGTAAATCCTCTAGTTGACACTCACCTCAATCAAAGCACTGCTTCTTCCGGCGAGTTACTAAGCTGGAACGGTTCTGACTATGACTGGATTGCTGCTGGCGCTGGCGGTGATTTGCTGGCTGCAAACAATTTATCTGATTTAGATAACGCAGCAACAGCCAGAACCAACTTAGGACTAGGCACGGCTGCAACGACAGCATCCACTGATTATGCCACTGCGGCGCAAGGCACTACGGCTGATGC